TTTACACAAGTCTATGTTAATTTGTAACGGCTTTACTTCAAGTACCTTTTCGGTCAATGTAAGTGTTCCGTTTTCTGTAAAATCACAAGTAGCGTTTCTAACGAAACCTGTGTTTGCTGCTGATTGAATATTAGACTTATAACGAACATTATTTAGTTGCGTTAAGTAATCTAATGACTTTGCTTCCTTTAATGCTGCAAAAATATAACCCCCCGCTGCTTTTCCCGCAAAATTTGATGTTACTGCTAATGCCATAATTTTTTATTTTTTAAGTTATTATTTATTTAAGTTATGCAAGAACCTTTCTTGTCTTGACAACTTGTTATATTGTTTTTTAGTTAGTGCAGGTTTATCTGAACTAAACTTATTTGTATTGATAGGAGCTTCAGCAGGTGATTCTGCTAATTCTTCCTTAAGTTTTTTGTTTTCAGCTTTTATTGCTTCAACTTCTTCTGCTGAAAATTCTACTACTTCTTTTGTAGTAATAGTTTTTGGATTTGTAGAAGGTTCAGGAGTTTCTTCTGTCATTTCTTCAACTTCATCATCTCCACCTTCCTTATCTTCTTTTAATTTAGCAACAGCTATTTCAAGATTTTCAATTCGCTTTTCCATTCCTTTCCAATCTCCAACATCTGCTTCTTCTTCTGCTTTTACTTCTTCAGACGCTTCTTCTTTTTCTTCTGTTTCACTTTCAATAACTTCAGCAACCACACCCTCAACATCAACTCTAAAACTCACACCATCTTCTGTCTTGTAAGTTCCGATTGGTAAAAGTATCGTAGTTCCATCTTCAGTAAGTACCGAGATGTCTACACCTGCTTCAAGTTCTTCAGCCGTTGATACAAAGATTGTACCATCTTCGCTTTTAGACTGCCATGCTAAAGTAACTTCATCTTCTTTATTAAGACCAAGTGCTACTAATATTTGATTTTTTAAATCCATTGTTTCTTTTTTTATAGTGAGTTATATATAATATAATAGAATAGTTATTTATTTATTTGATTTTTAGTTGTATTGGTCAGCATTTAATTCTTTTATCCAATAATCTGCATCAGCTGACCAACCTTTAAAATTATTAAGATACCCCTGAACTTGTTTAGCATCCACTCCAAGCTCTTTAGCTGCTTTAATAAACTTTTCTGCTTTATCTATACCATCTTCAGCTTTTCTTGATAGTTGGGTAAAATCATTATCTGCTTTTTGAATTGCTTTTCTTACTGCACTTAATCCTGAGCCACTTGCTTCACCACTTAGCTTTGAACCTTCTTTATGTAATTTTTCTAAATCGTCCATTAAAGCCAACTCAACCTTTTCAGACTTTAGTTCAGTTTTGCTTTGTATTATTTCATTTAAAGCTGATAATATTTCTTGGTCTGTTGGAGTTGTTTCTGCCATCTTCTGCATCTTGTCAGTAAAGTAACCTTCAATAGACAAGCCTTTCAACTCGCCTGATTTTATCTTTTGCCACAATTCTTCGTTTTCAATTTTCATTTTTACCATCCAAGTTCCTTTCGGTAAACTGAAGCCATACAAAGTAGATTTGTCAGTTTTAGTATCTTCTATTATCCAACTTTCAACTGTTAAAACTCCTGATACTCTGTCTTGGTGTTCGTGAGTAGCTTTGTGGTGATTGTTATTTTTTAAATAAAGTTCACTAGCTTTTCTTACGGTATCTTTACTGAAGTAAACATAATAATCTGAATCGGTGTTAGGATCATAACGGAATATTTGCTTATTAGGAATAAGAGCAGGGCTAACGAGCATTCTTTTTTCTTCATCAACCTTAGCAAAGGTTAAGTTGTTTTTCTCTTTTCCAAAGAAAACAAAGTCTTGTTCTATTGCAGGTGCAGCAACTAAGCTGATTGCGTCAATAGCAAGTTCTTCACTATTCTCATCAATTACCAATTCTACAATAGAGGTTGTTTTCATTTCTTGGTAAGCGTGGTTTGCATCTTCACAATCTTGTAGGGTAGCATATTCGCATTCTCCTGTTTCACCCCATTTGTATTTTCCTTCTTCGCATTTAGTACAAGGCATAATATAGTCTTTGGTATATAATAGAAATTAAGTTAGTTTATTTGATTTTTAAATTGTTGCCCTTCTTCTAATAATGGCTAATTTGTTTTGGTTATTTGTTATGTCATCAGAAACTACATAAGCCCTTGCAGGTTCAGGGTCTGCCCCACCACCTAAAGTAAAAGCTCCTGACATCATTTGAGGTGAAGGGGGTTCTGGTGTAACCATAGACGGCATACTTCCACCCCCACCACCAGGAACATCTGTTTCCATTATCTTTTTAATATTAGCTAACCCAGCAACAATAATAGCTGCACCAGACACAAAACCTAAAACCCCCTCTTGTGCAAATGCCTTTGTTGCTCCTGCATAAGTGTCTATTATAGCTTGTGCAATAGCGAGTTCTTTATTATCTCCTGCTAAAGCACTTAAAGCACCTGCTAAACTTGACCAAGCACCTAGTTGTTCATTAACCCCTTCCTGTACGATTGCAGCTTTTTGCCTTTCATACTCTTTCGTAATAGCAACTGTATCTACACCTGCTTTTCGTGCCATGTCTAATTTTTCTTCATAGGCATTTTTTAACTCTAACAATTCTCTATCTATATTTGAAAGTGATTCTTCTGCTAATTGTCTTTGTACTTCTAACAATTCTTTTTCTAAAGCTACTCGGTTAGTTTTTTGTTCAGATGCTTGACCTGTTAAAGTTTCTTCAAGTTCCAAAAGTTTAAGTTTTTCCTCTCTAATTGCATTGGAATTAGCTTCTGTTTTATTTGATTCAAATGTTGCCTGTGCTGCATCAATTTGTGTTTGTATTTGTTGCCTTTGTAGGGATTCTTGCTCTTTTAATATTCTGCTTAACTCATCATTTGCTTCAATTCTTTCTGCAAAAGTTTTTGAAATATCATCTCTTATTTGCCTTTGTACTTCAGCATCTTTTAAGTATAAAGCATTTAACTCAGCAAAAGTAATAGCTGCTTTAGCAGCAGCTTTTTCAATTTCTGTAAGTGAATCTGCTAATTCCCAATTCTTTTTTAAGTCTATGGTTCTAATTTGGTGGTCTAATTCTCCCCAAAACTTCTTCATTATATCATTGGCATCACCAAAATTATTAACTATGTCGGATGCTGCATCTAAAATTCCTGTCCCTGTTTCTTCAATAGTGACTTGTAAGCTCTTAATTACCCTCATATTTGAGTCTATTTCTTCATTAAGGTCTGCACCAAACAATCTTCTAAAACGCATAAAGCCATCAACAAATGACCTGATTGCAACTTCAGTAGTCTGAATGGCTAATTTGAATGGATTAAGTGCTAAAGTAACAAAGGCTTTCATTACTTTAGTGTAGGGTTCAAATTGGTCTGAGTTTTTTTGTACCCACTCAACCATACTTATAATCACATCAACCACTTCATTAAAAGTTACACTAATAGTTGTCATTGAAGTTTTAAGGAAATCTGCTGCTTTTTGGTTTCGCATAAAAGCTTCTTTTAAAGCCATAAAACCACTTATAAGAAGTCCAATACCAATAGCTTTGATAGCGACCCCTAAAGCCCTAACTGCTATGCCTACTTTTTTAAATCCTGACGCACCAGCTTCAGTAGCAGGTTTTAATTTCTTAGCTTCACCTGCTGTATCTTTTACACTTTTACCAAGTTTATCTACGTCTTTAGTAACTTCTTTGATGTTTGACTTTGCTTCTATTTCTATTATTTCTGTTGCCATTTTAAAATCGTATATTTGTTGATATTAATTCGTGTAAGTAAACTGTGGCACTCCATACATTAGTAACATTATTTCTGTCAGTTACTTGTACTGTTATTGAATCCACCCCCCCTGTTGTGCTGTCTACCATTACTGCTGTTCCATTTACTCCAATCTTACCTATGTTTCTTGTAAACCCTACTATAAAAGCCATCCCACTTGTTACACCTATTCTTACAACTCCTTTTATATTTCTGTAAGAGTAATTCCCTAGTGTTGCTGCTGAACCCCCTACTTCTAGCCTTGTTATATATATCTCAAATCCAACTATTGAATTTTCATTTACATTTATATAATTAGTTCCATCACCATTGACCGTTAAATTAGTGGCTGTATTATCAGTTGTAACTCCTGCTAAATTAACTACTGAAACTTTCCTGTCAGCTTGTTCACTTCCTATTGCATTAAGCCCCCCACCTATTACAAGCTCCCCATCTCTATTAGACTTTCCATTTACACCTAATACTGTTGCATTACTTACTCCGTTGGCTATTTCATTATCAACACCGTTTATCAAACAGTTAGTATTAAAACCTTTAGTTGTGTTGTTAGTTCCATTTATCTGAACAGTATTCGTGCCTAGTTCTGTTGTGTTTCCTGATCCATTAATTCTGTTATTGATATTGCTTACATTTCTATGTAAGTTTGTATTAATTTTATAAGCACTACAAGTAGCAGAAGCATTGTTATAAGTATAGCCATACGCTTCACATTGTAGTTGGTTCGGCAGCACTTCATTTGTTCCATCAGTAAAAAGAACCTCTCCTGTTTCTGTTACCCTGCTAGGTTTTACTGTATATCCTTTTAAGTATTCCATTATGGTATAAGTATAAATTCAACGGTTGCTAAATCATTTGGTTTGTAGTCTATTCTGTTCACTCTAAAAGTTCTATTCTTTATAAATACCACATCATAGAATTTAAAAGTGTTAATGTCAGCAGGTGTAAGGTTTACCTTTAAAGTCATTGTCCTAGTATCAGGGTTGTATAACTCATTAA